CACCTGGGGATAAGTGAGATAGGATCTCGGGGTCGTCTGGTAGTGAGTTTATTTCATTTGTAATCATAGAGTTATTATGATTAAACACATAGATTGTGGTAGGAAATAATTCAACCCTAGAAGTTTTCAATGGGTCTAAGAAGTCCTGGGTAAATTGGGAAATCTTACTTCTCGGACTTTCTGAGGTATCTTTAGAGTAAAACTGATGCTCCATCGTTCTTGGTTTTCATAATTTTGTCGGACTTCGTGATCATTATAACCTGGCCAGAAGTATAAGTCACGCTCTCTTGGGATTTGACAATGTGTGTATGCCCAATAAGGTTGTATTCTATTTAACGTTTCGACAGAGTGTGAGGGATGATAGAAATATATGTCCCCAGTGTCACCTGGTGGGACCTTGACATAGTAAGTCCCTGCCATATCGCAATCTGCGTGGTTGTGACGCATTTGGAACCCACCTTTCGGATTGACGTTGACCCACATCTTGTCAATCTGGAGTTCTTCATCAAAAGGTTCGATGTTCGAGAGAACCCAATCTGCAAACTTTGGATACACCAAATGATATTCAAAGTTAGAATGAATAGTTGAGTACCCAGTGCCATAAAAAATATTGGTATCTACACAGATGTCATCACGGTGATCCAGAAGATCAAACTTAAATTCATCGTGCTTACTGTACCCATTGTTACTAGTAAAAAAAGGATGACTAAACATTACTCATAAATGAATGATTTACTAAACCCGTTTACTTTTTCAAAACGAATTTGCTTCTCAAACTTATCTGCAAGCACCTCACCTTTATGTGAGATCACAAAGAAGTTCGTGTCGCTACCTAGACTCTTAAGAATTTTTAAGAGTTCATCTGTTGCTTGGTTATCTAGCGATGAATCAAACACTTCGTCAAGGATGAGAAGGTTTGTCGCTACAGAGTTTTTGAGTTTCGCAACGTGTCTCCAAGTAAATAATAATGACAGATCAATCTTCTGCTTTTCGCCTTCAGAAAATGAGGCATAGGAGAACTTGTCGCGATGGCGAGATTTTATCACCTCGCTAAACTCTTCGTCAAGGGTAAAATTAACGAAGGTATCCATCTCACCCAGATACTTATTGATTCTCTGGTTGATGATAGGGATATACTTAGCAATAATTTTAGACTTGATACCACCATCCTTAAGGAGGTTACCAACTAGTTTGTAATCTAATGTTTCTCTAGAAACTTTAGAACAAGACTCTTCCTTCTCGTCATAAGTTTGTTGGAAGACAACTAGTTGTTCTCTCTCTTTCTTGATGTCAGGTAATGTATTTAGACGCTGAACGTGAGATAAGATCTCACTATTCTCTTTCATTAAATTCTTTTCTTCATTGTACAGACGGCGAATCTCAAATTGATCTTCCGTAAGTTGATTTGTATCTTTCTTAATGCTCGTACAAAGTTCTATAGTATCTGCAATCTGTGTGTCAAGTTCAGATACTGCAACACGCATCTCTTCGTACTTCTTCGAATAGATAGAAACCTTCATATTTCTAAACGATTCTTCAATATCCTGAGAGCAGGTAGGACAGGTTGAGTTCTTCTCAAAGAATTCTTTATCCTTGATAGACTTCTTACCTTTGTCTTGTAATTTAGATTTGATCTTATTTTGCTTCATCAAAATACTCTCGTGCTTCATCAACTCTTCTTGCATAGACTTGAGTCCGATGACACGAGAGTTCACAATGGAGATCTCTTCTTTGATCACCAACATTCTATCTTCATTGTCTTTAAATTTATCTTGCTGTCTATTGATACGCTCATCATTTACTGCTGATAACTTATCAACAGTTCTCTTCTGAGAATTAATTGCTTGTTCTGCAAGTTGTAACTGATGCTCACACTCTTTGAGTTGTTCTCTGTTATCTTTCATACGCTCCTTGAGGAGCATATTCATTTGCGAAAAGATCTGAATGTCCAGTAGATCTTCGATAACCTCTCTTCGATGCGGAGCAGATAACTGCATAAAAGGAACAAAAGTAGAACTTCCAAGTATAACCACTTGAGTGAAAGACTTGAAGTTAAGTTTAAGTATCGATTGTTCCAAGTATTTTTGATAGTCTCGATTCGCAGCGTCTTGATCAACGAGTTCGCCATTCCTCCAAATTTCAAATACATTGGGTTTCATCCCTCGTACTACTTTGTATGAAACAGAACCAATACTAAAATCAATTTCAACGAGGGTATCTCTTTCATTAATAGTATTTACCAACTGAGACTTGGACACCTTTCGGAAAGGTCTATTGAATAATCCAAAGCACAAAGCATCCAACATTGTGGACTTGCCTGCACCATTGTTACCTACAACAAGAGTTGATCCAGTATCAATTAGATCCAGTTCGGTAAAGTTGTTGCCAGTTGATAAAAAATTTCGCCATCTAAGTTTCTCAAAAATAATCATTGAAAATCTGGAGGTACCACCACTTGATCAGGTTTTACTACAACATAGTCGTAGCGATGCGCTAGGCAATTATGTACTACGAGATCGAAATCGACCTCAAGGACATCTAGTTTACGTTTGTAATCGTTTGCCTCTAGCATTAAATTATAGCGCACAGCATCATCCTTGTCAATGAAAATCTGTACTGCTTTGGTAAGTGGTTCCTTAGCATCTGGATTATCGGGATCTGCTTTGTTTACAGCATACACCCCTCCGTTAGAATTATCAACAAGGATATACATTATAGGTTTAGACTCTCCACGTATAAGGACTTCAGAATGTTAACGACATTTTTCTTGTCAACAGATTCCTCCAAGTCCATAACGTAAGTCTCAAGGATACTCATTGTATCTTCCATCTTCACGTCTTCTTTAATCTCGGGTGCATCTAGTGTAAGATCCTCAATGATTTTTAGATCTGCCACATCTGCCTGTTGAATTGCTTTAATCATACGATCAAACCATTTCTGATTAGATCTGTTCTGAACGATTAGTTTGACGAATGCTCCTTTGAGTTCGGAGAGGTCAGGAATATCATCGTAATCGTTTCTAGAATCATCGTAGTATAATTTGCAGAATATATCGTATGGATTTTTAACGAATGTTAAGTTTAATGTATCAGTATTTAGTACGTGGAATCCACGATCCTGACCGTAATCATTCCAGTAAAGATGGTACGGGTTTCCGAGATATTGAATATTGTTTTGTCTAGATTTCATATGGTAATGACCAGTACACACTAGTGGGAACTTACCATACCTCTCAGGATTTTCTCCGTGCTCCATTATGTGACCTGGAACTGCTTCAAACCCAGATAGTTCTAGGTGTCCAAGGAGAATGTCAGCAGTGGACTTATCAATAACGTCATCAACAGTATCTTTATTGTCAGGACAAATCCAAGGCAAAAATAGAATTTTCTTCTCACCAAATTTTAATTCTGTTGGTGACTCAATGATAGTAATATTATCGTACTCGCCTAGTAGATGATCAGGCGCATTCACACGTAGAGTATTCTTATAATAGATGTCGTGATTACCGATAAGCATAATCATCTTGACACCCATCTCTTGAAGCGGATCAAACCACATTTCCTTTGCAGCATCTAGAGATGCAAAGTTGATTGACTTACGCTTATCAAAGGTATCACCTAAACAAAATACTGTTTTGATTTTATGCTTCTTAATATAAGGGATCACAGTATTCGTATAGAACTCTCTGTACTTCTCAATGAAGACAGGGTGGTCATTACGAACACCGAAGTGTTGATCAGTTATCAGAAGAACTTTCATCTTTGGTTGGTTTAATAAATTCCTTTTTTTCGTAGTCGTAGTAAGGGTGTGGTTCTGAAGGTACCCAAGGTTTTTTAGATTCGTTTCCGATAACGATAAATCTATCAGCAGCGAACGTTCCTGCTAAACTGATCGTGATGTCATCACCGTCAACCCAGTTCATTGTACCATCCTTTTTGGTGTGGTTCAATAAGTCTTGGATCTTGTCGATCATTTCTTGTGTCAGTTTCATTTAAGTTTTGGAATGTCGAAGAGCATTTCGTTTATGTATTTCTCTGCAAACTCTCTGTCAAACCATTGACTTAGAACTGCGAGAGTCTTCTTATTTTGTTTCTGGGATTTACAGTACCAAGTCTGGTCATCTAATCTTAACATATTATTGACCCAGTTGTCATCCTTCTTTGAATTCCTAACGTGATCACAATATATCATAAGGATGTTGTTGACCAAGTTGATGAAATCCTTCTGCTCACTTGCTAGATGTAGTCTTTGAAACTTACACCAAGGAGAGAAGATCTCACCCCATAGTGGTAATGGTCTTTTATGTGTGAAATTATATGAGTTACACAACGGTTCTATACTAGCGTAGATGTTACCACATTCGTTTACAGGTGATACATCTACAATCGCAGCAGTTACTGTCTGAGGTGTTGCAATAATATCTGCACCAAAGATAGGTATCGGGTACTCAAAGTCTGGAAAGAATACGCAGTGGAGTACATCTAGTTTATCTGTCTTTGCTACTTCGAGGTGTAACTTACGAAGACCTTCGCATTTGTATATCTCATTTTTTATGATAAGATTACCATTAACTATTTCTTCTTGATCACATTCAACTCGTTCAGCATCCAACCCTTCAATCGCTAAGCGAATGACAGTTGCAAGTTGTTCGATTAACATTAGTAACGATTGTTCATTTCAATACGAGACTTGATACTATTAAGTTGTGCAGTATCTCCGTCTCCATCAGAATGGAATACTTGATCGAATCCACTCTTCTCAATAATTTTATCTTTAATATCCATCTGTCTTTTCTCTTTAGCAATCCTTCTTAAGAATGCATAGTAAACGATTTGAGTAAAATATGCAAAAGGATTCCTGCTTTTAGCAGGATCAAAGTTGTCAATATACTGAACACAATTCTCGATACCATCTGAGATCATATCCTCCTTGTACATATAGTTAATAAAGTTTGGTCTATATGAAAGGTGAGTAGCAATCTTTAGGAAGCACTCTCCAATGTACTCATCAATTCTAGGTTTGGGTTTAGATTTGATTTTAGAAATTTCCACCAGGTCTCTGTATTTAACGATAGCAGCAAGAAATTTCTGGTTATCTACATAGTGCTGGTTTTTGGTTCGCCGTGCTGCCATTAACGCCATTGTGTTGGTTACTTCATAATGTAATTGTAGCAGAGAACTGGGATCTGGTCAATGGTTATTGATGCCCTTGACATCCTTCTCTAAAACAATTATGATCAACACTGTCGGGGTTGCAAAGGATAAGCTCTTAGCTATTACCGTTAAACAGTTGTTCTAATTTCTTTCTCATCTTTTCTACTTCACCGATGAGACCCATTTCCTGAGTCAGTTCAATACTCGAATCAGGGACATCATCGGGATGTTTTTTGAACTCTTGTTTACAAAAGAATTTGTACATCAGAACCGCGTCCGACGACATCGGCGCGATCGTAATAATCCTCTCTTCAGGAATAATAAAGAAGTCTTCATCAGAGAAGACCATCCACCTCTTGAGTCCTACTGCTACTGCTCTCTTATCTTCAATCATCTTCTCAGTGCTATGCACTTTGCCAGGGTCTTGAATGAATGCACAGTAGAAACCTTTATGCTCTTCTACTACAACAACTCTGCCAAGAAGTTCCTCTCCAGATGTAAGTTTAATACATCCGTAGAATTCTTCGTCGGGTTTGATGTAATTTAGAGACATACTAGTTTCCTAATTTGATTTTAGTAATTGAGTATTCAAACTTTTCATCCTTGTACTGACGGATGCGTTCAACTAAATGGTTCAACGTTGCATTCATACGAAAACCATTGCTAATATCATCGGCAAAATCATATAGTGTTGCCTGACTCTTTGAGTCGTGCTTCCGTAGTGCCCTACCAATAGACTGGAGATTGCGAATCTTAGACTTGGATGGGGAAGCAAATATCACATTGTGTAAGTTTTTTATATTGATACCAGTTGAGAACGTCCCATACGATGCAAGAATAATTGCATTGTCCGTGTCCTCACAGATCTGGCGTGCCTCTTCTCGTTCCTCAGTGGGAACTTTGCCGTGGATAAAAAATATATGTTTATCCCCTGCTTTACTATTTATCATTTCGTAAAGAGGTTCTCCGTGCTTCTCCACGTAGTTGAATAGAATTAGAGTGTTACCAACCAAGTCTCTAGCAAGACCAGTAATAATATTATTCCTTTTCTCGTGGGATATGATATAATCTATTTCATCAAAGTAAGAATCGAAACCAATATAATCGTGTTTACACAGCAGTACATTAATCTTGAGTTCAGTCAGATGTCCTTTCTTCTGCAAATCTTTTGTGCGTATAGCATTATTAACTTTACCGAACAGACCTTCCAGTTGAAGTTGATGGCATTGCATACCATCCAACGTACCAGTCAGACCATATCTGTACTTGGCATTGTGGCACTTATTAAGAATACCTGTCAGCGACTTCGCTTTGTACTGGTGCGCTTCATCGCCGATAACAACATCAAACCTATTAAAGTAATCCTTAGACTCCTTGTAGATAGATTGCCACGTAGAAATGACGACAGGACTCCTGTCATAACGGTCTCTTCCCCCGTAGATTTTGTGTATTGTGTTTCGAGCGTAGAATCCATATTGTTCAATGTCCTTGTAAAGTTGTTCAACCAAAGAGGTTGTAGGTACAATAATCAAGATCTCTCTATTATATTGTAGGTGCCATCTGAGAAGGCAGTAGATTATGAATGATTTCCCAGATCCAGTGGGAGAGAGTAATAATCTACGGTTGTGCCGAAGTGCTGAATAAATGCTTTGGAGTTGGTAATCTCTCGCCTTGAAAGGAGTACCCAGAGATCGAACAAAACCATTAACTGCCTCGGGTGTGATAAGTGTGTTTTCTTCACCAGGGGTACCTGAGTATTTGTTGTCTACTATTGTATATTCATATTCCTTTTTCTGTAACCATTCCTCAAGATAATGAAACAACCCCACAGGTAGTTCACCTGTCCCAGGAGAATACAGTCTGATCAATCCATCCCAATACTTGTAGCGTTTCTGTTGTTTCAGAAATTTTGCTTCTGGTACTGCAAATGTAAAGTAATCACTTAACTCTCTATGCTGAGATAACTCAGCACCGATCCTTAGAGAAACTTCATTCTTCTTTTCAATGGTAACCATTAGATAGGGAATTCAAACCGCTTTGCATCAATCGCGTTCTTCACTTGGAATCCACGATTGTTGATCATCTTTAAGATGTTCTCAATATAATTTATACAAGTTTCGAAATAAGTTACTCTCAAACCTTGCTTCTGAATATCTTCATCAGAATCTAGGAAGGTACTTAGATCACCCTTAAGCACTTTGAGATCAAAGACTTGATTGTTCTCGTCTGTTTTCTTTCCGCTATACCATAACCACTTCTCACGGTAACATCTCTTGAGTTTACATTTCTCATCCTCAAGAATTAATTTGTATTTGTTGTAATAGATGTGGTACTTCTGATGTAAACTTGCTATTTGCAAGGACTCGTTGCCCAAATCTGCTTCATTAAAAATAGAGTCCTTAGACCAGGACTCCTGCAACTCTTCAAGTAATGCCATAAATTAAGATAAATTTTTCTTTCTACCACCGTCGATTGCTTGGATCTCGTATGATAGGTAATCGAATGATACGATTGATTGGAAATATTCTTGGTCACTAAGTGTACCGTCAAACTCTAGTGTACTAAGTTCCACTGGTTTCAAGTTCGTGAAGACGACATTGTATAGAGGTTGGAAGTTAGAGTTGAGGATAGTCAGTGTACCGTCAGCAAAGATAAGATCATCACCTAAACCTTTGACGTTGTTCTCAGGAGTTGCGTCGATCATCTGCTGACGTTCTTCGAACCTCTCTGGAACTGCTAGACCACGCATCCAGTTATGGAGGATCAAATAGTTCTCCATACTTTCATCTACAAGAAACTGTAGATTGAAACGACCATAGTCGAGAGTACCTTCAAGGTAGGTGCTTCTGAATGGTGTAGGTTGCTCAACCAAACTCATAGAGATGTTTGGTACGTTTGCCATCTGTGCGAAGTATGCGACCTTAGGATACTTTGCCAGAGTGAAGCGAAACCCACCTGGACTGAGGAAATTCCTATTGCTTATTTGCGTTTGAAAAGACATTATCTAAATGATTGGGTTCCGCCAATTCTATTTATCCACGATACTCTTGCAGTATATCGATAACACTATTGAGCATAAAATGTGCACCCTCCTCCCATTCTTCCGATTCCTCTTTATACTTCTTATCGATAATTTCAGTTTTTAGTTTTAGAACTCGGACATTTATGTCTTCTTTAGTGACGAAGTTCCTAGACATTGTTCTTACTCGTACTGATATATTTAGGTGTGGACACAAAAAAAAGGACCCCGTAGGGTCCTTTGAGTAAACAAATATAAGCGATCGCTTACATAAGGTTGTCAACCAAACTACGTCTGTAGTAACGGTTAGCGTTAGCAGTAAGAGCACCGCTACCTTGAGTTGTACCTTCAGCAAATGGGTTTGCAACAAGACCGTATCTTGTCTTAAATCCAATTTTTGGTTGGAAGGTGTCCTGACCAACCGCACGAACCATCTGAAGAGGAACGTATGGGCAGTAGAACAGTCCAGCATCATATGCAGAACTACCTTTGTATCCAGCAACGTAGAAGTGTCTGTCACTTACGTTTGCAGAATATGGGTCAACATAAACCTTGATTCTACCGTTCAACGTACCAGCAAGAGTGCTGCTATTGTCGTCAGGAAGTAGTCCACTGTTGCCAGCAAGAGCAGGAGTATAATCAAGAACGCCTGCCATTGACAATGCAGATGCAACGTCAGCAGAACAGATCAAGATGTTACCCTTCCCGCGTCTAGTCTCGTGACCAATCGCGTTCATATCTCTTTCGATGTTGAAAAGAAGACCTTTGAACTTCTCTACAGACCATCTACCGTTGGAGTCAACGTCAAGATCGAATACACCAGCAGTTGCAGTGTTTGACTGAGAACCAGGTCTTGCAACCTTGTACACAGTACGAACAACTTCACGGTTGATTTCAGCAAGAACCTCAGTAGACAAGATGTTTGCCAACTCAGATTCAGCGTCCAATCCGTGAACTGCCTTAAGATCTTGAGCAAGTTCCAAACTGTACTCTGCCTTGAGTGCTCTGGACTTCGCAGTCACAGTAACTTTCTCAATGCTGAAGTTCATTTCAGCGAAGGCATTAGAACCAGTACCTAGAGTCTCTGACTCATCGGTTCTCATTCCTGTACCGTTGGTATATGTACCAGAGTCGTTAAGAAGACCTGGGTTTGAACCTGCTTGTGCAGATCCTTGTGATCCGAAACCAGAAGTCTGTGCTGCGTCAGTTCCAGAGAACTGTGAATCTGATTCGTTGAAGAACGCTTCAGAACCAGATGCTCTGTTAGTACCGTATCTAGATCTCATTGCGAAGATCAGACCAGTAGGACCAGTCATAGGTTGAACACCAGCAATGTCATAAGCAATAAGCTTAGGCATTGAACGTCTAATCAATGAGATTAGAACTGGGTCGAAACCTGCAACAGGACCAGTTGCTGTAGCACCTGCAGAGAAACCTGCAGCGCCTGAAGTGGATCCAGAAGAGTTTGTAGGAGCAGCTTCGTTAAGGATGCCTGCTTCTTCTCTTAAAAATGATTCTTGGTTTTCGAGCAGAATTGCGGTGACCGCTTTCTTGTAGTTGTCCTTGATGGAATCAAGACCCTCACAATTAAGAACGGGTGACCACTTCTCCTGCAGATGTTCGGATTTGAACATTGCTTTTTACCTCTTTGGGGTTATAGAAAAAATAGTTTAATGACTAAAATCACTTAGTCCAGCGTCTGATAGCGTCAACGTACTTGGACATTGAATCAGACATATCTGTTTCCACAACTGGTTGAACATCTTCGGCAATCGTTTCAGATGCAGTTTGTGGTTTGCTGCTAAAATATGACTCCTTGAGAGTTTCAATTTTGCTGCGGAATGACTCTTCATCTTTAAACTCAACACCTTCTGAGAGACTTCCAAGTTTCTCTTTCTCGGTTTGGGCGAGACCTTCTGCGATCTCAGTCACGATTCCATTCTTACGAAAACCTGCCACTTGGTGTGTAAGGTCAACGTTCTTATCAATTTGTTCGTTGAGTTTTGCTTCCATCTGATCAAGTTCAGTCACCATATCAGTAATGATGTCTGCCTTCTCCTCGGGAACCTCAATGTGGTTCTCGACGAAAACTTTTTTGAGACCTGCAACCACGCTCTCAGCGATCTCTGCTTTGAGACCAGTTTCAACTGCGAGTTGGTTGGCGTCGATCCACTGCTGAGTAGCGTAAGTTAGATACTCGTCTACTTGCTCAGCAAGTGTGGTCTTAACTGCTTCGACTTCCTCAGAAAGTGTACCTGCGTATTCCTTATGAACACGGTCAAGTTCCTCGTTGAGGCGTGATACAACAGCGGCTTCGAAGATAGTCGCTGCTTTTTCTTTGAACTCTTCAGAAAGATCTTCGCCTTCTGTAAGAGCGGCAACGTCAGCAGAAAGGTCGATCTCAATAAGATCTTCGCCTTCAGCGTTTTCTGCTTCCACTGATTCTGCCTTCTGAGG